CGACACTCTCGGCGAAGTGGTTCGCCCGGACACCATTCAGCCATCGCTTTTTCACGAGGCCGGCGATGGCCGCGACCGTCTGGTCGGTGTAGGTTCGTTTGATGTTGCTGTCCGCCCCTCTGGTCAGGTACTCGAGCACGTCTTCCGCCACCCTGGCGGAGAACCAATCCACCGTGAGCTGCTGGTCGATGTACCGGGTGCTCGCCATCTGCCCACCGAAGTACCGTCCGACGCCACCGATGGTAGTGTAGTAGCCGATCTGGTCCCCATCCATCGTCGATCGCTGTGTCGGGGTGTAGTCCGCTGCCGTGACGCCTGCCAGGCGCAGGTAGTGCCAGTCGATAGAGCTGACGTCGAGATTTTGAGACAGACAACGCCCGGCTAGTGCTGCATCGGCGTATTCCGACTCAGAGTGTCTGAATACATGCGTCCGGTTGTATCCTGCGGCCTCGAGCACCTCGGCGATGTTCCCAGCCGTACCGCTGGCAAGCGCTGCCTGGTCGTTCTGGGCGATGTGTATACAGTCGATGGTCCCGGCCTCGACCCACACCGCGGCCCTGTAGGTGTCCATGTTCCTGGCTGCGTCTACTCCCTCGTGCGTGAGCAGGAGGCAGTACCAGTCATTGTCTACCGTGACCAGGTTCGCAAGGTCGTCCGCAAGTGTGACCGGAACTACGATTACGGAAGCCGTACCAGTCTGGAGGGACCCCCCTCCGCCTGTCGTGGTCATGACCGTGAAGGACACGGTAGCAGTTCGTGCCAGCGACGGATCGATTGTGACCGTGAATGTCGCGCCCGGAGCAGTGTCCGCACCAACAGCTGCGGTCACCGCGTCCAGGGCTAGAAGTGCGGCGGTGACGTTCGTGATCGTCTGTGCATGAGAGACGGCGTAAGCGGTTGCGATCGTCTCGGTCTGTGTCGCCCCAGCCAGGTCCGTGTACGTGTACGAGATGTTGACCGTATCGGCCGCGAGGAAGTCCCCGGCGAAGGTCACACGCTGCTGCCCAGACACGTCCGGATCCCGCTCCGAGACCTTGACCGTCTGCACGGTCGGTTGTTGGGAGAAGATCGCGATAAGCGCCAGGTATTCCGGATCGGTCACAGCACCACCCGCGGTGACCCAGTCGGCAGCTGCAACACAGTCCAGCACGGTCGCGGCCAGGAGGTTCGTCTGTCCAACGATCATGGGTACGCCGAAACCAGCCTGCTGCGTCGCTCCGGTCGCGATCGACAGGCTGACGTTGACTACGTCTGAAATCGGTACATCAGGCACTGTGGCCTCCTACGGCGTGGCGTCCACGCTGATTGTGTCTGTCGCGATCGTTGCGGACCCCTGCTTGTGGGTCAGAGCGATCGTGGCCGCCTCCATGTATCCCTCGTCTACCCCGAGCTGCTCTCGACGATGGATCCGCAGGTCCAGAGCACAGACCTGTTCCCACCCCGCGCCATCGAGAGCCGTCAGGTCGGTCACGTCCCCGATCCCCGCGATACCGATCCCCGCAGTGTCCGCGAGTCCCCGCGACGTCGCCGTCTGTAGGTACAAGCGCAAATCCTGGAGCTTGTCCCAGGCTCCGGCCCCGAAGACCTTGACGGAGCACCGTGCGTACCGGTCCTCTGTCAGCTGCTCGAGGTACTCATCGTCTGAGAGCACAGCGTCCCCGAGCCCGTCAGGCATGCCCTCTGCGACGTCCGAGACCAGGTTCAGGCCCGCGTAGGGATCAGTCGGGGCCATGACAGGCGCACCTGTCGCGGTCTTCTGCCTGGCCCAGATTGTTGTCAGTGCGAGCCGTGGCTGGACCAGCCCTCGGATCGCGTTCTCGAGCTCGGCTCTGGTCATTCCCAGGCCGCGATCGTCAGGATGTCCCCGTTCGCGGGGTGGACAGCACCTGCGTCAGTCCAGAGTATCGCGTCACCAGAAATCGTTACCTGATCGCTGAAATTCATCTTCGGGACCCCCGCGGAACTCTCCAAGTAGGGAATGAACCGCGTCGGCGTGAAGTCGAACTGACATGCCCGAAAGGCGTTTCCCGCGAGCATATCCGTGGTCAGGGTCACGCGACAGACGGAGCGCTTTTTAGCCGCGAGAGCCTCGCCGCCGAGCGTGTTCATGTTGACGTTGCCCTGGACCCAACTGAACTGAGCCG